ATCCTTGACACTACCTCCTGGGTTCATAAATTCTGCTTTGCCCCAAACAGTTAAACCTGCAAACTCAATTGGAATGAGTGGAGTATTTCCTACATAATTTGATAGTCTCATGGATTAACTCGTTCTTTAGGATTACATAAATCATGTCTAGTTTTGAACGCACAGTATGTGCAACCTGTTTTGTATGCTGGATAATCACCTTCTTTATTCCGTTTGCCATCTTCGGTAAATGCGTTTGAAATAAATGATTCCATTAATTTTTTAGTTTTATTCATTGAAGGTTTACCTGCAGGAGGATTATATATTTGTATTCTTTTTTGAGGAAAATCTATATTTTGATATAATTTACGTTTTACAATAAAGTATTCAATATCTATGTTTTCCTCAGGTACCCCATATTGTTTTGAAAAATATCTTTTATATATTCTTAACTGGTCACCTTCGCCTTTTTTCTTTTTTGCTTTCCAACCATATATAGATGTTTTTATATCGTATATTTTTATTCTATCCCCTTCCTTCATTACTATATCTGCAAATCCCATTACCATTAACTTTTCATTTCCATCAACTTCACAAAGTATTGGCATTTCAATTCCGACTAATTCTGTATTCTTTTTTGAAAAATAAGCACCTCGCTTTTTAATAAAATAATCTAGTATTTCTACACCATCAGAATAAAATTCTGCCATCTCTTCTTTGCAAGAAAAATGTTTACCAAACTCTTCTACACGATTTTTATATTCTGATTTCATAGTATCAGAAAGCATTTTATTAAGCTCTAAAGAATTAGCTTTTACTGCAGTTGTTTTATACATTGTTTCTAAATATGTTTGGATAACCTCGTGCATTGCAGTACCGAAAACTAAAAACATATTTGGCGTAAATTCTTTGATGCCATCTAAATATGTAAGCTTCCATTGTTTAGGGCAACCTTTATACATATTTATTTGACTATAGGATATGGTTTTCTTACCCATCTTCCTGGCCTTAATTGCCAAATCTTTTGGTGTTTTTAATTCCATATTCTAATATACGCTTTTTTTGTGAAATAAAAAAATTTTATTGCGATTATTTTTCGCTTTTTTTCATTTCTATTAATTTGTCTAAGTACTGCTTTGCCTTTAATAAATCTTCCATACCATTTTTATGACGCCATCTTGTCACATACTTTATAACATTACCTTCGAAAAAATCGAGGCCTTGAGAATAAGCATACTCCCACATTTCAATTCCTTGAGTATAATGTTCTGGATGTTTTATATTGTCTTTAGGCATTAGGCTTCTCTTTAGGTAAAAAATCTTTATTGATGTGGCCACAATCTGTACATTTATATGTCTGTAATGGTACCATAGTATCTTTTCCTGTTGGAGAAAGTACTGCAGATAATTTTTTGAATAAGAATACTTGAGAAAAAGTTTGACATCCACATTTATCACATACAACATCAACTAAATCGTCAGGATTTATATTTATGTTTTGTTGCTGCGCCTGCTTCTGATTCATATTCAATCCAGGTTTTCTGTCCATACCTATTACCTTTCCTTTATTATAATTTTTTGCCATTTTACATTCCCATGCCAGCCATTGGATTTGCCGGTTCGTTATCGTCTTCTTTAATAGACGTGATTAAACATTCAGTTGTTAACATAGTACCTGCAATTGATGCAGCTTTTTCTAGTGCAACTCTCGTAACTTTAGCAGGGTCGATAATTCCAGTCTTAATCATGTCAACATATTCTTCGTTTCTTGCATCATATCCTAAAGCTTTTGAAACGCAATTATTCCATATTACATCAGAATTAAGACCTGCATTGTTCATGATATTATTAAACGGAGCTTTGCAAGCAGCCAATACAATATCAACACCATATTGCTGGTCATCATTATCAGTATCTACATCAATATCATCACTTGCATATCTCAATGATAGACCGCCACCAGGAACAATTCCTTCATCGACTGCAGCTCGAGTTGCTGCTAGTGCATCTTCTACTCTATCTTTCTTTTCCTTCAATTCAATTTCAGATTCTGCACCAATTCTCATAATCGCAACACCGCCTGTAAGTTTACCAAGTCTTGCCTGCATTTTTTCAATTTCATAATTAGAATCTGCATTGTCTATAAGTGTTTTTATTTCGTCGATTCTTTTTTCGATAGCTTCACCACTACCGCCACCATCTACAATTGTTGTATGTCGTTTGTCACACGTTAATGTTCTTGTTGTACCTAGCCATTCGTGATTAAACTTTTCCATCGTCATACCTTTTTTAGGTGAAATAACAGTAGCACCAGTAATTGAAGCGATGTCTTCCATAATTAATTGCTTGTCGTCACCATAACCAGGAGCCTTAATACATGCACATTTCAAAGTACCTCGAGTATTATTAACAATAATACCTGCCAAAGCTTCGCCTTCAATATCATCTGCAATTATAAACAGTGGTCTATCCTGAGCAATACAATACTCTAGACATTTTACTAAATTTTTTAAGTTATTTAGTTTAGCTTCATAAATCAAAATTAATGGATTTTCAAACTCAACTTGCATATCTGCTTGATTATTTATAAAATATGGTGATAGATAACCCTGGTCTAATTGCATACCTTCAACAACTTCAAGTTCATCCTGTGCAGTTCGAGAATCTTCTACAGTTATTACACCGTCAGTTCCTACCTCATCCATTGCATTTGCAATAAGCTGACCAATACCTTCATCGTTATTGGCAGATATTGTACCTACTTGTTTTATCTCATCATTGTCTTTGATTTCTGTAGATATATTTTCAAGATTTTTTACGATTTCTTTTACAGCTTTATCTATACCTCTTTTCAAGTCGATATTATGAGAGCCATTACCTATTCTTTTATATCCTTCTTTTAACATAGCAAAAGCCAATACTGTTGCAGTTGTTGTTCCATCGCCTGCCTCTTCATTAACTTGATTTGCAACATCTTTTACAATTTGAGCACCAGCATTTTGAACTTCGTCCTCTAACTCAACTTCTTTTGCTACCGTGACACCATCTTTTGTAGATTGATATTCACCATATTTTTCAAATACGACATTTCTACCTTTGGGTCCTAATGTTGCAGTGACAGCGTCTGCTAATTGCTCAACACCTTTTAACATTTCGCCTCGAGCGTCCGCTCCAAAATTTAATTTCTTAGCCATTTAATTCTTCTCCTTGTTTTAATATAGTTAAGATATCTACTTCTCTTACAATATAGTATTCTTCACCATTAGCTTCAAATATATTACCTACTTTTGGAAATACTACTATATCTCCAACTTTTACTTGTGGTTCGAATCTTGTACCATTTTCTAAAATTCTACCAGGACCAATAGCAACGACTTCTGCTTTTCTTGTTCCTTCATGTGTTGTATCAGGAATTATTACGCCACCTGATGTTTGGCCTTCGCTGTCTAATTTTTTAATTACAACTTTATCTGCAATAGGTATAAACATTATAAATTCTCCTTTTCTAATTCTAGTTCTATTTCATATTTCGATCGTGTACAATCGATTCCTAATTGTTCTTTAATAAGTTCTGGTGTAGTACATGATTGATTAAATGAAGCATAGTCTGCATGAGACTTCCATCTACCACATCCTGCAAATAAACAACCAAATGCGTTTGACAAATAATCAGCAGCTGCATAATCGCACTTTTTAATCAGGTCACAACCTGGTGCAAATGAATTTGCAGCTTCAATTCCATACTCTATCATTTTATGTCTAAGCAACCAATGTAAACCTACAATAAATTCCTCTTCACAAAACTTTAACCTTCTCATCATCTGACCTCTTAATGAACCCATATTCTGCTCAACTGTATAACTACATTCTCTTGACATAAGATTATAACCTGCAAGAGGCTCTGAATCTTTTTTATCATTTCGTATCTCTTCTAACTCTGCCAATGATTCGTATACCTCTTTACTAAATTCTGGGTCTTTCTGCATAGTGTCCCATACTTGAGTATATACAATATAATTTGGCTCATCGCTAACTTTATAATCAATAAATTTAATACCAACTCTTGCTCTTGAATGTTGGTCAAATTGA